AAAATTTAAAGATTTCATCATCCACGAACAATATCCTTTTTAGAGCGTTCTTCAGTTACTGTTCTTGTTATTTTAAATCGAATAGGCTTATTTTTTTTAATTAATTGACGTATTTCCCAGTCTAAAAATAAAATATATGACCAGATGACTAACTCAAATATAAAGACAACAAACCAATACTTTGCCCAGTTCATACTAAGCCACAATAATAAAGCATACACGTCACAACAAATGCAGCTAACCAACAATACAACTGCACACGTTTTACATCTTGTAATTTATGCCCATAATATGTGGCATTTTCTTTTTGTTCTTTTTCTACAACAGTCTTTAGTTCTAAAACTTTAGACCATTCTTTTTCGCCATACTTCGCTTTAAATTGTTTCTCAGCTTTGTTTTCAGCAGTAATTAATGCTTTTTGTGATTCATATTCACTAATTGCTTTATAAATTAATGAGTTTTCTCTTGCCTCATCTAATATTTTCTTACGCTTTAATGCTTCTAATTCTTGTTGCGCTACTTCTACACCGTCATGCTGTATATTCTCAATACTTTTTGTTAGGCTTTTTCCTGCTTCCCTAGCTTCATTTAGACTAGATGCAAGTTGTTTTGTACCTTGTGCAATGACGTTTTCCACATTACCTGCTCGCAAATAAATGTGTAATATATCCTACAATTGAACTTAATCCTGATACAACCATCATACCAACCCAGAATCCACCACGACCTTTATTTGCCATCGCAAGTAATTCTTTAATGTCGCTACGCATTTCAGCTACTTCTTTTTCCATAGCCTCAACTTTTTGCCACATTACGCCTATCTTAACTGGGTCAATATCAAAGTCAGACATTTTATTTACCTATATCTTTAAGTTTAGTTCCAATGCCTGCTATTGGCGATAATCTTCTTTGTGATTCTTGTAATTTTTCAATACGTTCTTTTTGTAATGCTTTTTGTTCTAATCTACCTTTTAAAAATGATCTACCAACTGTACCTGCTCCAGGAACAATGGCGTTTATTTTTGCTTCTGCAATTCCTGAACCAATATTAGTTGCTGTTTGTTTTGCTTCTTGTTTTGCTCTATTTTGCTCTGCAAGAATTTCAGTATTTGATGTATTAACTGAGTGAACACCTTTTTTGGGTTCAGTTAAATGTGCAACATCTGCCAAATCTTGTAAATCTTTAGCTGCTTCTTGCCCTAACATTGTTGCCAAATTAGTTTTGTGCTGTTCATAAATTTGTTTATTTAATCTAGCTTGGCTTACCGTGCCTTTATCATTAACAATTCCTGAATTAAATTTAAATTCTTCTAATTTTAATTTGTTTAAAGCTTGATGTTCTGGCGAATCCTTGCCAATTAAATCAATTAATCTTTGTATTTCAACTTGTGGCGTATTTGCACTATAGTGTTTTGCGATAAAGTTTTTAGCAGCAGGATGAGGCATATTTGCCGCTAATTCTTGCTCTGTTCTAGTATCTGAAATTGCAGACTTTACAACAGGCGATTTTTCAAATTCATGTAAATCAGCCGTTGCTTTTCTTGCTTGGTCATATAATGGTTTGTATTGTGCAAATTCATCTTTTATAGGAACAGCTTCTAATTTGCTACGAATAATTGCAGCTGCTTGTCTTGCCATAGGGTTAGAATTTGTGCGAGCTATTAAAGCTGTATCTGTTCTAAAATTTTCATATTGTTCTGGCGTTAAAAATCCTTGAGTTAAAGCCTCATCTAAATCTGCTTGAAGTTCAGGTGGAACATATCTTGTTCGTTGTTTTTCTCTTAAACCATTAATAATGTTTTCACGCAAAGCACTAACATCTATAGGAGCTTGCGCCATTCCTGATGCAGAGTTAGCTGTTTTCCATGCATTTTTAACCGCTTGTTCTTTTTCATCATAAACTTTTTTTACTTTATCCAAAGGCATTGAAGCTAGTCTTTGTGGATCAGTTTCAAAAACGTCAGGCGAAACCTTTTCATTAATTGTATTAAATCCTTGAATAAGTTTAGGATCACGATCTTCAAATCTTTCTTGCAATCTAGGGTCTTGTTTTCTTGCATTAAATTCATCTGACATTTTTGATACATCTTCTAATGCTTGACCTTCAGTTGGTGTCATTCCAAATTTTTCAAATTTATTATGATTTTCTATTGCTTTTAAATCTTGTTCAGTTAATTTTTCAATTGGTAATTGATTAAAAAAAGCTTGTTTTTCAGGACTTGATCTTGATATAGCTTCTTTAATACGCATAGGCAAATCAGCTTCAGCAGCACCAACACTTCTTGCGCCCAGAGTTTCTAATTGTTGTTCTGCTTGCGTTTTAGGTTTTAAATTTTCAGAAATTTGTTTAACTTTATTTGCGCCAGTTTTTGTTATTTCTCCAATTTTTGGTGCTAATTTAATACCTGCCGCATTAGCAAACCATGAAATATCCTCTTTTGGCAAACCTGTTTGCTCAGAAATATAAGAAATAGGTTTGTCAGCATATTGACCTATAGTGTCTAATATTTTTGTTGCAGCTTCTGCTTTATAAACTGGGTCATTAGTAATTCCAAATGCTTTACCTATAGGTTTATCCATGTAATTTTCTACACGGTTTAATGCTTCTTGAGCAGTTCTGCCGTCACCAAAAGTATCTATTAATTTTGCAAATGGCGTTGCAACAAATTTACCTGCACCTAATAAACCACCATAAGCAACATCAACTTTTGCTGCTATATCTTTGCCAATAAATGATGGGTTTGTTAGATTGCTTGTTGTTTGACTTAATACAGATGGTTTTGGTTTGTTTTGTTGTATGTTTGTATCATTAAATGTACTTCCTAAAATTAAATTACTAATTTCATCATCAGGTTGTAATTTTGATTTAGCTTGTTCTATATATTGACCAACATTAGGAGCTTTAGGATTTTTTAAATCTTTTAATTCTTTATTTATAGTATCGCCTTTAATTGCTTTTGGCCCTGCATAATATTCAGCCAAAACTTTATCTGCATTTCCGCCATGACGATTATAAGAATCTTCAATTAATTTTTCAGCAGCATATTTAGAATGTTCAGGGTTATTAATATCGTAATTTGCTGGTATTATGCCTTTAGTTTTTAATCCATTAAAAGTTGGCAATGTAATTTGCATTGGCCCATAAGCACCTGCATAATTTGGTTTAGACGTATTTGCTTTACCAAAAGAGCTTTCCTGTCCATAAACCATCCGCTTTACATCATCAACGGAATATTTGGGCTCTCCAAGAATTAATGAAGTAACTTCATCTGTCATTGTAATGATCCAGTTTGTTGTAATTTTAATAAATTACGATATTTTTGTTCAGCAATTTTTCTTTCTGTTGATCCAACTGGCCCTAATAATTTTTCTGTTTCTTTGTGTTTTTCTTCTTTAGATAAATGAGTATCTTCAGCTAAATTCATTATTTGAAAAATTTTAGTATCAGCATTTTTTGACCATTCCTGTTGAAACTTTTTCATATTGTTATCGCCAAAGCGTTGAGCAAATTTTTCAGCTGCAGTTGCTTGCATATCTAAATTTTTAATATCAGCGTTAGTGCGTTGTGCTATATCAACTAATACTTTAGGTGGATAAGTTTCATCTCCGTTAGCTAAACGTTTTAATCGTAATCCTTCAACGCTATCTAATGATCCACCTTGAGCAACCAAATTTGCCATTTGAGCATTTGCTAAATCTTTTGACAATTCTTTATAACGTATACCTTGTTCAGTTCCTAAAAATTGTGATGTAGCTCTTTCTGCTGCACCTAAAACACCTGAGGTAGGAAAATAAGCATTTTCTTCTAATTCACGCGCTTTATTAATTACTTCATTAATATTTCGTTTATCAGTTGCTAATGAAGATTGTCTAGTGACTAAATCATTTCTATATTTAAACCCTGATTCTTTGTCAGCTTGTTCTGAAGGCCCTAACAAGTATGGTTGATTTGGGTTTCTTACTGGATAAGGAGTTGCAGCTGGTTGACTATGTTCAGGCAAATTCATAGCTTGAGGCGTAACACCTGTTCGTGGTTGCGTTAATTGATTTGTTTGAGTTTGTTCGCTAGTAGGTAATTGACCTGGCAATATACCAGCAGGATATAATTTTTCTAGTTGCGAAAGAGAGCCTACTGTTTGTGCTTGTTTTTGCGCTAACCAAGCCTGTAAATCAGTTTTAGAAGCATTTTTAGGCAAACTTTGTAAAACACTAGCTAAAGATTGAGGTGAACCACCTTGTATTTTATTTAATTCTGTAGCTTCTTTTACAATATCTTCAGAAGATAAGTCAGGCTTATTAAACAACTTTTGAATAGAATTAATAGTTGTATTAGCGTGTTTTGTTAAATTTTCTAATTGTTGAGTATTTAATTGTGTTTGTGCAGACTGTACTTCTAATGGCATTTTTTGCTCTGCGCCAGCTGTTTGTATTTGTGCTAATTTGGATTGCGCTCTTGCTTGCTCAACAGATGGAGCATATAACTCTTTTTCTTTTTGTAAAACCAAAGCACTTCTACTAATATTTAACATATCAGCTAACGACATACCTGTTTGTGGTTGAGCGTTTCTGTAAATATCACCACTAGCTACATTTGCGATTTCTGGCATAATTTATCCTTTACGCTACTCGTATTCCACTATCAACAAAACTACTTCCACCACTAACTGGTGTAGCAGCTTGATTGCCACTTAAACCATATAAAGCAGCTAAATTGCTCGTATTACTAATTGCATTACCATAAGCATTTGCTTGACCAATCTGGCTTGCTGCTTGCGCATTACCTAATCCTGAAGTCAAACTAGCTACGTTTGTTCCTGTACCAATCATTGCGTTAGCTGCGCCTGTTGCTCCAGCTTGACCAATTCCAACAATACCAGCCAATCTATTGTAAATATTGCCTTGTTGCGTTTGATAATTATTAAATGCTTGTTGATAAGCATTTTGAGCAAAGTTTTGTGTAAACAATTGATTAGCTAGGTTTACATTAGAACCGCCACCACCTACGTTAGCATTTTCAATAGTTGCGCCCTGACCTTGATTTAACATAAACTGATAATTTGGTGCTAAATTGGCTTTTAATTGTTCAGGCCCAAATTGCTGTGTTAAGTAAGGTAATTGTTGATTTAAAGCATTAATGCCAGTTTGACCTAAGGCTTGATAAGGTGCATATTGTTGCGCGCCTTGTTGTCCTGCTGCCAACAATTGATTTTGTGCATTAGCAGTAGCATTTGCTTGCGTTTCTGCTGCATTTTGCTGACCTCTAGCATTTATTGCTCCACCCAACAATGAGCCACCAACTACAATTCCTGCTGTTAGCGGATCATTTTTTTCACCATAAGCAACTCCACCAAAAGGGTCGCCAATAGGGTCAAATAAGCCCATTGCTCGTGTTTCTGCCCTACTCGCATAGATTTTTTTAAACATATTTGCACCTGTCGCATTTTAGTATAATTTTACTACCTTCTTGGGCAATTTCATAGAATCCCAACCGTTTACAAAAATTTAATCCAATTACGTTATCATTCATAACCGCTGTAGTTGCATAACCATATTCGTTTAATACTTTTTTTAGTGTTTCTTTTAAATGTTTACGAATAGATGCAATTGGTTTATCTTTATACCCAATGTGAACTTCATTGCCATTTTGTATAACACAACCCACTAATGTGTTGTTTTGAAACAACGGTATTTTTTTCCAAGTTTTAAGATTATTGGCAAAGGTTTCATAGTCTAAGGATGTTCTACTTTTAACAGATTCATAAAGAATTTCTAAACAATTTTCCATTATGTAGCCTGTGTCTGTGCCGTTAAAATACCATTAACAAAAGTCATACTACCATTTGCGCCTAATGCTGTTAATTTAGCAGTTGTTATTGTTACAGATAATCCACCTGATATATCTGTGTAAGGAATCGTAACACTTGCAGTAAATGGTGATGTGCCATTACCTTTTAAATAACCTGTTAAAGATACTGCACCTGATCCACCAGACGGTACACCTAATGTACCAGCTAAAGTTACCGCACCTGTAGTCGCAGTACTTGGAGTAAGCCCTGACAGTGTAGTTTTAAAAGATAAAACACCTGTATTATTTATAGTAACATTACCTGTTGGACTAGATACGCTGATTCCTGTGCCTGCAATATTAGATAAAACACCTGTATTAGCTATAGCAATAGTCCCAGCACCATTGGTAATTCCTATACCAGTACTAGGAGTAAGTGTATTTAATTTGTAAGTTGTTCCATCACCAATTAATAATTGTCCATTTATTGGTATGGCTGTATTTCCTGTACCGCCAGAAGTTACTCCAATACCTAGCGCAACATTTAATCCAACAGTTGTGGGACTTTGTAACCATAATAACCAAGGCAAAGATGGTCGTTGCGTTAAATTATCAAGAAACGGAGCTTGTGGAAAGTTAATATTAGTGTTCACCAGGCTCACCTTTTAAATTGGCTGACACGATAACACATTTAATAGGATCACTAATTGCTACTTCAAAAATGCGATCTCTTGACCATCCTAATCTGCGCCAGATAGCACGATTACGATATTTACCTACTAATCCTATACTTACCCAATGTTCATTTGAATATGTTGATCCACCATCACTTGACCAACGCAACATTGCTTGTGGATTTTGTCCTTGCCCAGTTTCCAAACCAACACCTGGCTGAAACTGTATTTGCAATTCACTAAAATATTGACGTTGTAAATCTGCAACAAGGTGAGGGCATCTACGCAATCTGCGTATTACATTACCGTTGTCAGTATAAACAGCATTATCAAGCTGATAGATAATACCATTAGCATAATCGCCCACCAAATACACATTGTTAAAAAATGCTCCACAATTTGCCCTATGTCTGTGATAACCAGTTGTTTGATCCCAATATAACCATTTATGCCACATTTTTGTAGTTAAATCATAAACCCATGTAATATCAACTGTAGGGAATGATACTACATACATTTCATGACCTTCTAACTGATAAGTAAATGCTACTGCATCAGCTATGTATTGATTCATTAATGTTTGTTCAACAGCGTGTGTTGATAGTCTGACAAATTGATACCCTTGTATTGCGCCAATAACTGCTTGACCTCTTGTATCTTGCGACACAAACATAAACATTTCAGCAAAACGAGCAATAGAAAAAGGCGCAGCAATACCATGTTGCATATTAGTGCCAGGCACACGTTGAAATGGAAACGTTGTAATACCTTGTATCGTACTGCCAACGTCTGTCCATACTTCTGTTGTAACTTCACCCAATAAAAATACTTGTCTACGATCTACAACTAAAGCATTAAGATTATCAGGTGAGCCATCTTTAGCACCATATAATGCAGGACTTGTTGTAACACCTACATTTGTTGCTGACCAATTTTGAGTATTTTGTTCGTTATAAATAATATAGTTATCAACAACATCACAAATGGTTGCGCCTTGCCATGGCCCATCTGTTGTAGGTAATATAGCAAAAGTATTTGTAGAGGCAATCCATGTATAACGATTAGGGCCATCAACGATATATGCAGTTAATCCATTATTTGTTGTTTGATTGTCTGTTATAGACACAGATCCAGTAGTGGTTGCTATAGTGCCAATTTGTACATTTTTATATACTCCAGAAGTAACAGTAATGGAATATACATTTTGACCAACAACTACTATTAAAAATTGACCACCTGATAATGTTCTCATTCCACGCACAGGAGCATTTGCCAATTGCAATATTTGAGTTAATCCTGGTGTTGGATATAAAGCAATTGCTCCACGATCTTGTTTAAATGGATCAATTTCAGGATAAAAATTAATGCACTCTTGTGCATCTTGATAAATAGACGGAGCTTCGTAAGATGGGCCTACGAACCCAAAATCTGCCATTATCTAAAAAACCCACCAGATAAAATCCATCCAGCATCTTTTTGTCTGCTTGATAACATGGCATCTTGAAATCTTGCCGATTGAATAGGTTTCATATTCGTACGTTTAATCGTACTCTTAGACTGCGCTGCATAAGCATTAATCATTGCTATTTGAGTTTGTGATGCTTTGCCATACATTGGCATTAATCGCTCTGCTAAACACCATCTAAGGCACATTGAATAGCCCTGTGGCAATACAATTGAATCATACAAGGTTGTGTATCGTGCCAAGAGCGTATCAGCAAAAATATGCATTTCACCTTGTGATGGATTAGGCCATACAAAAATATTACCTAAAGTTTCACTAGGCTGATAATAAAGAGCTTTAGGCCATGGCCCAGCTAACGTCTTTAAACCTATCATTTCGTAATCTTCTACGTTTAATATTGCTACAGGATAATCGAGACCACCATTAACAATAGGCTGACCATTAGAGTTTGTATTAATACGCACAAAAGCACTATTAATAGATAGTGGTCGCTGATAATATGAATTAATTGTTGTGGATGCAACAGTTTGATTAATATTAAGGGTATATGTCCCAGCTTCATTAATGTTACCACCTGATCCAGTATTAAACGCAACAATGGTTGTGCCAGCAGAAATACCTGTTCCTGATAGAGTCTGACCTAGTGCTATTGCGCCACTTGTAATAGATGTAACAGTTAAAGTTGTGCCTGATATTGATCCGACAAATACTGCACCAATTGTTCCACCTGGACCAATTGTATATTGTGTAACACCTGGTGATATGGGATAGATAATTTCTGTTTTATAAGAAACCATCATAGATTCGTTTGACCATTGATCAAGCATATCATTTAGCATATCAAACGCATCTTGTGCTTGATACGCATCTGGAACTTCTCCTGACTCTAAAGCCCCAATATCTTTCAAAGCTCTACTAATAATATCTATAGGCTGAGTCATTGATTACTCCATGGTAATGTTGGCATAATTGTTTGTGGGTTTTTTAAATCTAATAATCTTGTATTAATATCTAATTCGATAGCTTGCACTTCTTGTTCACCAAAAATATTTTTTATCCAATTAATTATTTGTGCTTCAGTTAATTCATTAAAAGGTATAAAAGGCAAACTGTTATCATAAAAAACAGGAATTGAACCATAATTAGAAACAATATTTGTATCATCAATACCCTTTACTTTCCAATGAATGACTGATACCACATTAGTTTGATTATCTAATGTCGGTACACATTCTAGTCCCTCTATAGTCCAATAATATTGTGTATTCATTTTAAATAGATGTTATCGTTTCCCATGCTGTTGCACCACCAACGCGTAATTTATTCAAAGTTGTATCAAAATATATTGCTCCTTTAACATAACTAGGAGCAGAAGCTGTTGCCGCTTGTTGTGGGAAGATTAAACCTGCAACTTTTAAATTATTAGAATTACTCGGAGCAACAGATGTTCCAATTAATACATTGCCACTACCATCAATACGCATAGTTTCTGTCCAAGTAGCAGAATTTTGACGCACACCAAATAACATTGTTCCATTATCTGTACTAAATATTTTAGAACCATATCCTGAACCAAATACTGAACCTTTAAATTCTAAACCACCAGTAGTTTGTAATGTAGTAGATCCTGCTTCATTAATTTTTATTGTGCCTTCATAAGTTGCATTTGCACCGCCATTATTAGAGCCAGTACCAGCAACTTCAAGTTTTGAAGTTCCATTAGTTAAACCTATGCCTAAACAATTGGTAGACGAGTTCCAAAAAAAATTAGCACTTGTACTAAAAGAACCAAAATGTACATATCCAGCAGTAAAACTTGACTGTGCCGTTCCACCATTAGCAATTGGCAATATGCCAGAGACTTGACTGGTTAAATTAATTGTTCCATTTAATGCACTTGTTGGAATAGTTGCCGATGCTGTAAATGCACCTGTGCCATTACCAATTAAATAACCTGTTAAAGTTGTAGCCCCACTACCGCCATTAGATACCCCTAGCACTCCAGCACTAGAAATTCCTTCAGCAAGAATTGAAAGGTTACGATTTATAGTCATATATTGTTAACAATCAATTGCGTTAGAAAATTCTGGTAATGTCTTAAGGTATTCGTATGCTTGTTTGATAGTATTTGCACCATTAAGATTTAACGCAAATTGATATCCATAGCTAGTAATCATTTCAGAATCTTCAGATGCAAAAATACCAGCCTCAAAACGTGTTTTTTCTTTATCTCCTTCGTAACGCCATATTTTAATGTATGCGTCTTTAAGGGATATACCTTTATAAATTACATTACTTTTAATAGCCATTTGATACTCCTAATTTAAACATTGTAAAGTGCAAGTTTGTAAATAGTTCCATTAACTTTAATTGGCAAATAATATGCAATAGAACCAGCAGTTCCAACTAAACCTGTAGTTGCAATATCAATTTTTCCTGTACCTTTTGGGAATAATTTAAGGTCTACGTTTGTATCCACACCAATTGCATTAATTGTTGGAGTAGATCCAGCTACGGCAGCATCAAACAAGAAATAATTAGTAGCAGAAGTAGAAGTGCTATTATTAACTTGCAGTAAAGGATAATTTCCAGCATTATTTACAAAAAATCCATATTGAGTAAACGCTAATGAAGTTGATTGCGAGGCTAAAGAAACCGTAGATTGTATTGATGTTAATTGTGAAAACCCTGATCCAGTCCATCTAATTGCATGATTTTGAGATAAGTTAATTGCAGTATTAAAAGTAGACTCTATTGCATTATTTGTAATATACAAACCTTTACTAAAATTTACGTTTGCATAATTACCAATATTGTTTACGCCTATCTGAATAGCTGCTCCAACAGATTGAAACGAATATCCCATTGAAATCATATTGGCAGCTTCACCACCAGCATTAATTGCTAATCCTATAGCAGTACCTACATTTGTAGATGAACTTAAAATATCAAGTTCTATACATTGAGTGCTAGCACCAGTAGCACCTGTATTTGCTATTGTAGATCCATAAAAATTCCATGTACTGCCTACTCCAGCCGAATTATTTACCATTGCGGAACTAAATCCTATGGTTGCTCCAGTTGATAAAGTAGAATTACCTAATGCACTAAAACCAAGATTTCCACTTTTAGGAAATGATGTTAATACGCTATTTGGTGGCATATACGCATACGCAGCGTTATATGTACTATTTACCCATGCAGGCGCATAGGCAGAACGTGATAAAATATTTCCTGGCAATACTCCTGCACCAGTTAATGTTGATCCTTTTTCAAACATCCAAGTAACATTACCAGATGCTGTGGGGCTAGATACAATACTATAAGTTCCTGAAGGTATACTTACTTCAACATTTCCAGAAGAAGATCCAGCGTTAGTAAATGCCGTTGTACTATTTGCAACCCCTGTTTTATCTGCTCCAAAATCTAAAACACTAATATTTTCTTGTAATTTTGCCTGCACAGTTGTTGTTACAGCATTTGCATTTCCTTGATTGTAACCAATCAAAGATGATCCAGTAGACGCATAAAAAGATGAAAAATTATTTATTCCAGATATATTGTCATAAGAACCAATTTGTATACTACTTGAATTTTGTAATACAAATTTATAAGAATAATTAGTTAATAACCAAATTTCATTAGAAACACGACCAGCAGAGTCTAAAACTATAGGATTAGAATTAGCAATATTACCAGCTTGAGTTGTATAAGTTGCTATAGGAGTTGATGTACCTGCTGCATAAGAATATAAAAATCCACCTGATAATGGAACACCATTATTGTCAAAAAATTGAACCGCTGCTCCACCGACTGGCGATAAATTAACTGCCATATTTATTCCTTCAATTTAAATGTTTTGGGAAGCCAAGGCAAAGCTACAGATTGCTCATTTTCTAAGGCTTTCATCTGTTCTTGTAACCTTAATTTTATTGTACTTACACCGTTTTGCATAGATTCTTTTTCAATCCAATCAGCAATATCTTGCTCTTTAATTTGATCAAATGGCTTTTTGATGATTTTGTCAGAAAAATACCAGTTTCCTTCTGTTGAAACCTCTAAAGGTTCTTGTATTAACTTACAAATATAGTGAGCATGAGTAATTGCCTCATTTTCAACGCTGATTTGTGTAATTTTCCAATCAAACATTATATGCAATCGTTTCTACAATATCGCCAGTATTTGCACCAACAGCTAATACAACTGTAGTTCCGTTAGAAGCCGTATAATCTGCACCATTTAACAATACACCGTTTACAAATACTTGTACATAACCCACATTATAAGTTGCAGAAAACGTGGTTTGACTTGCTGTAGCAGTAAATGAAGTTCTTACATAAGGAGGTTTCCATACAGGCGCGCCACTTGTTACAGTTAAATGATACCCATTTGTACCAATAGCTAATTTTGATAAAACATTAGTTGCAGATGCGTATAAAATATCACCTGTTGTGTAAGTTGTAATATTTGTGCCACCGTTAGCAATAGCAACTGTTCCTGTTACGTTTGCAGCAGTACCACTTGTATTGACGTTAATTGTGCTAGGCAAACTTAATGTAACCGCACCAGTCGATGCTGAAGCTGTTATTTGTGATGTTGTGCCTGTTATAGACAACACACCACTATTTGCTATAGTTACGCCAGTTGAACCGTTATAAGACGTTCCTGATAGCCCTGTACCAATTGTAAGTGTTGCAAGATTTGATCCTAATGAAATGCCCGATATTGTGGAATTATTTAACGCAGAATTTGGAATAGACGTTAAACTTGCACCTGATCCACTAAATACTGTAGCACTTAGTGTGCCAGTAGATGAAACATAACTTAACTTAGTTGAACTGGTATATACCGTATTTAGATTGCCTGTCGTAATACGAGCTAAAGTAGGATATTCAACAGTTGCACTTGATGTATCATCTGTAACACTAACTGTTGCTGCGTTATTTGACCAAGTCGGTGCGGATGTGCCGTTAGACGTTAATACTTGCCCTGTAGAACCTACTGCTGATAACGCTAATGCGCTTGCCGTAGAATACACAACAGAGCCAGCAGATGCCGTTAAATTAGCTCCTGTGCCACCGTTTGATAATGATACTTGCCCGTTAATATTACCAGCTTGAACCGTTAAAATACTTTTATTTACATAAATTGCACCGTTACTTGAGTTGACATAAGCAACTGTGCCTAATTTGATTGCATATCCTGTCGGTGGAATTGTGTTTTGATAGTAACCAGCAGAGTAAGGTGACAAATATAATGTATCGCCTACTGTATAACTACCTGTATTGACACCTTGAATCAAACCAATTGTCGTTACATACCCTGCTGTGCCATTAGGAATGTTTTGATTAGCCAAACCAATCACATTACCTGTCGTTAAACTGTTGGCAATCGCTAAGGCCACGCTTGGATAAGTAAAACCACTACTTGTTGATGTTACATATACAGGCTGACCTACGTTGATTTGTGAGCCTGTATTGTTATATACCTTTAATTGGATTTCTTCGCCAATATGTATCGTATTGTTTGTTACATCGTTGTAATACGCTAAAGCATTTTGTGTGCTGTCATACCATAAACGACCTGCATTATAAGTAGGCGCAGATGTAGCAGTATAAGTTTCGTAACTCGATATAATTGGTGTTGCCATTGTTACGCTTGTCAGCGTGGATGCAGTCGCACCTAAACTAATTGATGTAGAACCAATCGTAATGCTTGAATTTGTCAGCGAACCGTTACCAATGTTTGTTAGCGTATTGGTTGAGCCAGATATAGACTTATTCGTTAATGTGTCTGTAGTCGCACGACCTATTAAAGTATCTGTGCTTGTTGGTAGTGTTAATGTGCCTGTATTGCTAATTGTGCTAATTACAGGACTTGTCAACGTTTTGTTGGTTAAAGTCTGTGTGCCTGTTAATGTCACAACAGTAGAATCAATCGCAATCGTAACTGGTGCAGAGCCATTAAAACTAGTGCCAGATAAACCTGTGCCAATTGTCAACGCATTAGGAGTATTAGCCGTAATCGTTGCGCTACCACCTAATGCAATATTTGTGCCATTTACTGTAATCGAGCTATTTGTTAGCCCAGAATTAGGAATTGTGGCATTAATTTGACTAGGCGCAATAGAAATTGCTTGAGCAGATAACGCAGATAATTGACC